AATTAGTGGGTTATCTAGTATGCGTTGTATGCGTTCTTCGAGGTCATCTCGCATCTCTCGCAGTTCGGTATCTATGTCTCGTAAACTGTCATTGACACGCTCTTCGAGAGCATAAACATCATCTCGTAACTCTCTGGTGGCAATCGCAACCGAATCATCTGTATCTCTGGCTACCCGCTCCACAATATCTATGTCTGCTTGTAACCGATCTATGTTGTTGCTCAGTTCGACAATATCTTGGTCAATTGCTCTTTTTACTGTCTCAATCAATACTTCTGCCGCATCTAGCTTTGTATTCAGTACCGCAAGCTCTTCATCATAAGAGCTAAAATCTGGGGAGACATAGGAAACGATTGCCTCTTCGGCTGTTAAAAGCCGCTGATACAACTCAAAGCCGCCCCACAATGCAGCCCCTATGCTCCCCAGAAACGGGATAACAAGCAGGAGTTTGCCTCCAGATACCTTGAGGTCGCCAAACTCTACCTCTGCCACTGTAACTCCACTAGGTTGTTATAACCTTGATTACCCGTCACACGCAGCACACCCAAAGAATCTGCCTGAATATTGTTAGATGGATAGGGCTGCGTAGACGGATAAAACTGCGGTCTGTCAGACAATCCAATATTGTACTGACTAAATGCTGGATTATTGGATATAAGAAATACCGCTAAACTCTGGTCAGTAAAACCTCCAGTGTCTCCAAGTTCCTCTAATTCATTTTCTAAACTCTGGTTAATATCCTGTTGACTCATGCTTTGTATCTGAGCTTCTGCCTGTTGTACTGTGCGTTGCTCGTCTTGACTTGGAGGAGCAACATCAAAGCGACTAAAGTCTGGCAGTTGAGCAGACAAGAACTGTCCTATCGACTGACCTGTAGCTATGGCGTCATTAAAATCCTGCTCAAACTGCATTTGACTCGGCGGGGCCAACGCCTCTTGAGTAAGGCCATTAGTCTGTTGTTGCTCGGCCTGATTATTTGAGGTTTGTGCAATTTGCTGCTGCATATCTGCAACAGTCTGTTCTGAGCCTGCGTCATCAAATACGGCAATATTCTGTGTCCTAGAGCCAAATGACTGAGATTGTCCTGACAAACTCAACGCAATACCTACCACATCCACAGAAGGTTTTACGGTAGCACTCACTCTTTCAGCCGCCGGTTCTGCTCTAGTTTCAGCAGCTACTTCAACAGGGGCCGCTTGTGCCTCTACTACTTGTGCCTCTCGGACGACTGGTTCTGCTCTAATAACGACACGCTCTGGAGCAGGTTCTGGCCTTGGCTCACGTGTAACCTGGACTATCTCTGATACGGTTTCTACAACTTCTACAGGTCGGGCTTCTCGCACTTCATCTATTTGTGAAGGTTCTCCCGTGACCTGTAGTGTTACACGTTGTTCCTGTCTAATTGGCTCACCTGTTGGCATCCGGCTTTCTATCTGTGGGCCTCCAAACATCTGTTCTTGCGGTGCGTCTTGATAGACTTGTGGTTGTGCCAGTTGTGTCAATGCGCGAGGTCGGCCCATAGCATCAGGTTGGTCAAGGTGCATAAAATCATCTGCCGAATCACCAAACACAGTGTCTACTGCCTGTTCCGCATAGCTGGGTGGAGCAGACACTGCTTCTCCACCACCACCGCCTTGTTGTTGGTTTAAGGTACTTGCAGACATTATCAAACTAGCCACGCCGTTGTTTAACTCAAAAGCTGTGTTACCGCCATAGTTCTGAACGTCATTGGTGGTAAAACCATTCATTTCCCACTCTTGTGTCCAAGAACCACCGTATCCATCTCCGTTAGGAAAATTAGGGCCACCATACCAACCGACAAATGCTTTGTGATGAAAGCTCACATTGACATCTTGATACTCAAACTTAAATCCACCTGTACGATCTAGCGTTAATCCAAAAGTATTTTCGTTTGTGGTGGCATATTCTCTAACCTTGTTCCACAAAAAACTGGTTGAGTCGGCATTAGTTTTATAAAAATACCCTGCGTTAGCATTATTGCTAGTATCATCAAGATCAGTCCACAATGGCGCAAGCATGTAAGAAAAACTACCCAAGCCATAATCTCGTGGCATGTAAGTCGGCATTCCAGTGGCATGAGTGTAGCCATCACAGCAATATCCATACAGCGGAGCGGTCTGTTTACCTATTCCGGTAGTAGGGTTGTACATAAGCACAAAGCCGTTTGTGCTCATCCACGCATGAGTAAAAACTTGATCTAGCCAAGGAAACGTATGTCCCATTTCTATGCTGACGGCCTTGTCATCCACGCCCGACATTACCTGCGTCATACCCTCTGGAGACAAGTTATCTCCGAACGTTGCAGTAGGAAGGATCAGAGGCAATAGATATTTTTTCATCTTACCCTCCGGTCTGGCTCTGGGATTCGATCAGGATTTGCCTCCCAAAGAGCTTTTGCTTCATCACCAATCTTTCCATCATAAGGACACGGGGTTCCTGCGCTCATCATGCTTGACCATACGCGATAGTCCTGACACATCAGACTAACTGCTGCGACCCGCATACCCATGTCATATAAAGTCTTGCCTAACTTGATTCGCTCACAATTTATATCTCTGACTGAACGACCTGTAGACAAACCCAATATCTGTGTTTGAACAGCACCAGATATACCTGTTGTGCATAAATCCTGGCTGTAGCTGCTGCCAATACTTGGTGCAATTGCGCTTGGAGGCGGTGACTCTACCTTTTGTGTGACTCGCTGCGTTGAGTCGCTAATACTCTGGCTATTGTTCACATTGTTGTTCGTGTTCATAGCTGTAATGTCGCTAACACTATTGCTCGTCGTAAAGCTCGTACTGTTAGATGTTGTATTGCTCGTAGTGTTATTTGTATTTATGTTTGTAGAGTTGCTTGTTGAAATCGTGTTATTAACATTTGTATTAGTGTTGTTACTTGTACTTGTATTTATGTTTTCAATAAGACCGTTATAGTCCATTGAATTTACATTTGTATTCAGATTAGTTCCGGTTGTAGTTGTGTTTATTGTGGAGTTATTTGTGTTGTTGTTCGTTGAAGTTCCTGTGTAATTCGTTGTATTTGTGTTGTTGTTTGTATTGACGTTGGATGATGAACTTGTGCTTGTCGCAGTTGTAGTTATCTCCGTTTGCGTTTGTGCAAACAAAGGAATAGCAAAAAAACTACATATCGCTAAAACCAATAGACGTTTCATTACTCATACCTAAAATCTATTCAGACTCTTCGATCCTTGGGTCTATCCAACCTTCTACTGCCGTAAATGTGCCGTTTGCAGCACAAGTATATTTACATCCATACCAATCTTCAGGCTCTGTAACTCCTTCAATTAGAGTAGCGTTGCCGCTGTTCAAGTCATTAATAATAAACTCAGCAGGATCGCCCACAATAATTGTATCGCTTCCCATAGTAACTACTTTGTTATCAGCTAAAAGGTATCTGGATGTAGCGGTTGCATTATCGACTATGGTTTTCATTTAAATACCTTTTAGTAAAAGTGTTGTAGCAGCAAGAGCTTTTCCAGCAATAACATTAGACGTTGTGGTAGCAAATGTGCCGTCATTCTGAACGTAGTAGGTGCTGCCGATTGTAAGAGTTGCTAGGTTAGAGTTAGTAATTAATCCGCCCTGAACGGTGACACTGCCAGATGCACCATCTGATATCGCAGCATTTGCTATTCCTACAAAGTTAGTAGCGTTTGCATTTGATCCTGCCTGTCGATATGCTTTCGCCGCCCCGTCATTAGAACTGCCGCCATCTCTGTATCCAAAAACAACCACTCCCTGATCTGGATCAAAAGCAGACGTTAAACTGGCAACGCTTGCATCCTTAAAAACTGCGGCGCTTCCAAAAGATATTGATGTGTCACTAACGGTTCCGATTACATAGGTTCCATAGTTAGAATTGCCACCATCAACATAGGAGATAACAGTGGTATTACTGGTTGAATCGTATGCAGCCCTTACCTCATCTGTTGATGCCGCCTCAAAAACAACCGGAGTACCAAAACTTATAGACGTCCCACTGACAGTGCCTACCGCTGCTGTCCCATGACTAGAGTTACCTGTGTCCATATATGCAACTACTACTTTGTTAGCAGTGCTATCAAAAACAACCTGAAGTTCAGCACCAATTCCCGCGCTTTCAAAAACAGAAGCACTCCCAAAACTAATCCCAGTTCCGCTCACAGTCCCGACTATTGCCGTCCCATAATTAGAATTACCACCATCTTGGTAAGCTATAACAACCTTATTATTAGACGAATCAAACGTAACATTCGGTACCGTAGCTGCAGACTCAAAAACCACTGGTGTTCCAAACGATATTGAAGTGCCTGACACAGTGCCGACTATAGCTGTGCCGTAAGAACTGTTACCTGTATCTCGATAAGCTATGACGATTTTATTGGAGTTACTGTCAAACGTAGAACTTGTATACTGTGTTGTTGCAGACTCAAAAACTACCGCTGTGCCAAAAGATATTGACGTTCCAGACACAGTGCCAACTATTGCTGTTCCGTGGTTTGAGTTACCAGCATCACGATAAGTTATAACAACTTTTCCGCTTGCCGAATCAAAAGAGGCAGAGGTGTTTATGGTTTCTGCGGCTTCAAATACAACAGGTGTTCCAAATGAAAGCGTTGTGCCTGATACAGTTCCAACGACAGCAGTACCATAATCGGAGTTGCCACCATCTGCGTAGACAATGACTATTTTGTCATTCGTGGAGTCATAGCAGCTAGAACTGTTCGTAAAAACCCCACTCGAAAAAACAGCTTCTGAGCCTAAACTTTCTGATACAGCAGCCACTTGAGTTACTGTGCCATTTGCATTCAAAATAACTGGCTTACCAGAAGCTACCGCTCCGCTTGCGGTAAACGAATGAATATTTCCAGCAGGTGCGGGAGCAACCCAAGAAATATCCGTACCATCTGATGTCAATACGGTATCAGCCGCACCTTTTGTAAGAATTGCGGTAGCACCAGATGAGTTGCCATAAATTAATGAACCGCGAGATAAAGCATCTAAAATATTTAATTCTTGTGGCGTACTGGTAATTGCTGTGCCACCAACTTGCAAGGTCGTTGCGTTTACTTCACCAGAAGAGCCGTAAACAACCGTCTTGCTGTTAACAATCGTCCCTGCGCTTGACCCGTCATTTAGGTTTAATTCAGCAGCAGTAGAGGTAACGTCAGATATTTGACTTGCAGTAATACTCGTAGCAGTAGGTGCTACGTTTGCCCAAGATGAGCCGCCGTAGACCTTCATTACATTAGATGAGCTATTGAAATATAACGCTCCTGTAGCTAAGGCATCTCCATCATTGTCTACAGAAGGGTCTGATGACTTAGCTCCTAAAAATATATCGTCAAATGCATCAAACGAATTTGCAGCAGATGTTGCAGAAGATGCTGCTGCTGTAGCACTACTAGCTGCATTGGTTGCTGATGTTGATGCTTCTGAGGCTTTGGTTGTGGCCGTAGATGCACTTGTTGCTGCTGATGTTGCGCTGCCTAAAATAGAGTCTACATAGGCTTTACGAGCTAAATGAGTGTCATCACTGGGGTTCGCGCTAGAGGTAATAACATTTGAGCCAATGACAATATTGCCGCTCATCGTGCCACCAGCCAAAGGCAACATAGTATCTAACTGTCCCTTATTGACTGCATCACCAGATGCAGACCCATCCGTAAGCCCAGTAACCTTATTACTTCCCATAGCGATTGCACCAGACATTGTGCCACCCGCTAAAGGCAGTTTAGTCGCTATAGAGTTCGTAATGGTGGTGTTAAAAGCCGCATCATCATTTAACGCAGCCGCTAACTCATTTAATGTATCTAGCGCAGCAGGCGCACCACCAACCAGATTAGTCAGTTGAGTATCAACATAGCCCTTAGTAGCAGCATCCGTGTCAGACGATGGGGACGCTAAATTAGTTAGAACAGTATCTGTAAAATCTACTGTCCCATTAACTACTAAATTATTAAATGTAGATGTGCCAGATCCTGCTGTTACATTACCTGTTACATCACCACTAATGTTTCCAGTTATATTTCCGGTTACGTTTCCTGTGACGTTTCCTGTAATGTTGCCAGCGAAATTAGTAGATGCTGTAACGACTGTGCCAGTTATAGCAGCGGCAGATGAACCACCAATAACCATCCCATTGATAGTTCCACCCGTAAACGTAGCATTAGAAGAAACTAAAGATGAATTAGCCGTTACAGTCCCAGATGCTGTAATTGCACCTGTAGTAAGCGATGTTGGGTTTATACCAAACTCAAATATGTTGTTACTGCCATCTCTACCAAATAAACGTTTGTCAGCAGTATTCTGAGCTATTTCATAGGCTTCAAGATCAGAAGTAGTGGGTGTATCTCCCGCACCACCCGTTTCTCGCCTTACTTTAATTCGTACTGCCATCTACATCACCATTTAACTCTGTGCGACCAATATCTCGCACTGAAAAAATCTGGGTTAGGATCTTGTGCATTATGTCTTGCATAGTAAGACTTTCTGCGGTCTTTGTCTTTTTTAGACTTGGGATTCTTACCCGCACCTGTTACGCCCTGCTGACCAAATCGTATCAACTTGGTCTTGTCGCCTTTCTTGGCAACAACAACATGACTTTTAGTGGGGTGACTGGGAGTCCTCTTAGCTTTGTTATAAGCAGAGACTCCAGCTTTCTTGAGCTTAGGATCTTTCGCCACGAGATGAAAGAAGGGGGCAAAGCCCCCCTCTATGCCTCATCTTATACGTCTGGAACGCAGAGGATAAATCCTGCTTCTGGACGATAGGCTTGTACACCGTACAAAGTATCTGCGGTGTATAGCGTCGATAAATGCTCTTGCTTGTACTGAGTCTGTGACCTTACAGCCATCTGCTCGGCAAGCATAATTGCATCCTTGTGAATAAGGTATGCACCGCGAATATCTTTAGCTCCAGAGCTATTGCTACCTGCATCCTCAATAACTGGACAGTTTGATGATACATAAATATCAATACCATATAGCTGACCAATCAAACCACTTTGGGTGGTCTGAGGTGAGGTAAAGTCTGCGCTCACATATCGATCAATACCCATAATCGCAGATCGCAGAGTAGGTGGAATAATAAACGAACGATCCGTCATAGGAACGTCATTATCATCCATCTTTTTAATCAAAGCGCGGAATCCCGCGTCTGTAAATACGTCTGCTGCTACAACAGTATCGTCGGTGTATGCGGTCAAACCACTGGACGCATCAACAAAGAATGAGTTGGCGTTCTCAAAAGCTGTACCAGCAGCGGTAGAGCCATCAATAACGACAGTCATATCTAGTGTGCTTGTGCCAAAGCCTGTACCTGCTCGAAACAAATCGTCATCAACCTGCTTGGCAAGTGCATAACCAGCATCTTCGGTGTAGAAAGCTCGAAGACTAGCTTGAGCCTGGACTTCTACAATATCCTCAATAAGCCGTGAATACTCAAAATGACGGTTAATAGTAACCTGTAATTCGGTTTCAAGACTTGCTTGGATTGTTACCGCAGTGGCTTCTGCTTTTGCATTAGCACTTCCGCGAGTTGGTTTAGGAACGTGGATTACATCGCCCTTTGAACCCGAAAAGTTCAAAATCTTAACAAGAGGAGCCATTTTGAGGTTCTTCTCGTATGCAGCGATTACTTCGTCACTCCATATTTCAGGAATAAACGTACCAGCAGCAGTCTTATCTACAGCAGCATTAGCTGTAAAATAAGCACCTGAAGTTTCATTAGCCATCTAAGTCACCTTATCTGACGCGCTTCTCCGCATAGGCTAGTCTAAACTCTGGCTCCATACTTCGATAACGCTTAGGGTCAGTTTTCATAAGTTCAATAATATCTGCCCTTTTGTAGATCTTCTTACTAGATGTTTGAGTGCTTCCAGTTGCGCCGCCAGTAGATACCTTTTTCAAAGTCTCTTTTCTGACATCTTTCTCAGTAGTATCAGTGCTGTTAGACGCTGATTTAAGTTGCTTCCAGTTAGAAAACAGTTCATCAGCCGCAGCCGAATCAAACTGTTGATCTGCTCTGGTTAGTAACTCTGTTCTGATCGGACTACCTTTAACCCAATTTACAAAATTAGAGTCTTGGATAATCTCAGCAACATCTGGATGCTTCTCCAGTAAAACTTGCTTCGCCTGGTTTTGCTGTATCTGAAGCGTAGTTTGCTGTGCCTCTTTTATGAGGGGGTGATTAGCAATCTTATCTTCTACAGCCTTATCAGGATCTGCAAAAAAATCTACCTCTTGGGCAGGCTCCTTGGCTTTGTCATTACTGGATTGATTAAGAATAAAGTCATCAACTACCTTCCTAAGCTCCGTAACCTCTTGCTTCGCGCCGCGTAGCTCTCCTAACTCATTGCCTTGATTACCAAGTTTTGTTTCCAATTCTTGGTGCATCTTGATGAGTTCAGTAGGAGATTTGTCACGATACTGCTCTGGAACTTCTGCTACCTCTTCTTGAACCTCTGGTTCTTCAGAGACAGAAGCGTTGACTTCCTCATCTACCTTAACCGGATCTATAATTTTAGCCATCATTAAACTCCTAAGACCTTGTATTGGCTACCCTTTGGGTTCTCTAACCCGCAGGACGTTTACTCGGCTGCCTTACGTTCTAATGCTATCTTTTCTTCTCTTTTCTTTACCCACTTTTCAGATGCTGTAGGAAAATGCCCACTACACCCGTCCAAATGAAAGATCGGAGCAGAAACGATTCTTTTTGCAATTTTACCGCATACAGGACAATCCAAAACATTTGTTCCATGTGAAACAAATTTTTCAGAGATGTGGCCCTCATCGCACTCAAAGTCACGAACTAACATCAGACCACCACTGGATATCGCTACCCTGTTCGGTTTTTGCCATTTCTGCTGTAGTCTCAAGACTAAGCAAAATATCTATAATTTCTAATTTTCCTTTATTTTTATATAACATTTCAAGTGTATGCGTCGATTGTAGATCATTATTGATCTCTCTCAACTGCTCTAAATCTTCTATTACTTTCTTCCAACCTTCCGTTAGAAACATTTCTTGGAAGATCTCGTAGTCATTATCTTCCATTAGTTAGGCTGCGTCTGTGGTTGTGGAACCTGTGGAGTCTGGGACGCTTGCTGTAGATTTAGTTGCTTTTCTCTAAGCAATCTATCAGTTACATTCATGCGGCGTTCAAATTCTTTGTCATCAGCATCGCCTACAGCAAGGTTCTTAGTAGCAGCGTTGATCTGGTCAATCTCCAGTTCCACTGGCACGGCTCTAGTTTCTGCCTCAAGTTTCTTAGCCCTAGCTTGTGACTCAACTGCCTGACCTGCAAGAGCCGCGCTTTGTGCGCCCTGAAACTGTAGTTGAGACTGTAATTGTGCTTGTGCTGCCTCTTGAGCCTGTGGATTAGGCTGAGATGCCTGTGCAATAACCTGTACAAGCTGTTCACGATTAGAGATGTTCATATTGTCTATAATCGACTGAATAAGAACCGGATACAACGGTGAGTCTGTCCCCATCGTCTGGAGCAGTTGAACAAGCTGTGTAACCTCATATTCTCTGGCTATAATGCCTAGTGAGCTTGTAACCTGAAATCTGTAGTCGTTTACGGGATACATCTCAGGCTCAAACTGCATATATCTATGCGCCACCTTTGTTACGAACGGTATCAAAAAAGACTCTTGAAAGTTAATTAGAGTACGTTTGGTGCGTTTTATAATCGCTCCCAGACTCATTGAGATGCCCGCTGCGGTAGCTTCTCCGTTTATGGAGCCTGGTATACCCGCAGAATCTATCGCTCCTGTAGCGGTCTGTACCATCTTCTGAAGCGCATCTGCCTGAGCAAAGGTTATCTGTGAAACTGTGCCAAAATTAAATGGCTGCAAGACTTCTTGCGGATTACCATTAGTGAGAAGCAGCTTACCTGGCCTAACCTCTGGATGAGTACCTCTCGGAATGCGAGTTGCGTCCATCGCCATCATGGGGTGAACAGTCAAAGCAAGAGCATCAATCCTAGCTCTCATCTCTGCATCCAAGGCTTTCTGCGAACTGTAGCCTTTTTCGCATATACCTCGTCCCCAGAACCTTCCAGGCACTATGTCCCAAGGAAACGCCACAACGGGCCTGTCACCCATCATGTAGTTATTGCGTTCTGCTTTGAGGCAAATGCTGCCGTTTGCTATAACGACAATTGCCTCAATGTACATCCCATCGTCTTCTTCTGCCTCAAAGTCCTCTTCAAGCTCCATAAGTTCTTTGGGGACAAGACCATAGTATTTAGTCAGCCGAATCTTATCGTCTGGCTGTTTAGACAATTCTGGGTCTGCATCGATGTCAGAATCTTGGTAGGCAAGGGTAATGTCTACGTCCTTGTAGACACCGACCTCTTGGAGTTGTTCTACTTGGTGATATGGCACATATTCATCTACGGCCACCCCTATTGCCTCTTCTATGGAGACAGCAACAGGATCAATTAAAAAGTTTCTTGGTTGAACAGGTTTTAGCCTACAAATGGTGCGTGTCGCAATATTTATGCCAACGGCAGTCATTTGCCCGTCCATGACGGGTTGAGTGGCCGGTTTTGCCTCTTTTACCTCTTCAATTACAATTTCTGCTATGCCTGTACCGTATACAGCAGCGTTAATAAGGCATTCAGCTACACCCTTTCGGATCTTGGTCTGGCTAAAGTCTTTGTGTAGTTGATTGCGTAGATAGGCTATATCGGCGGTTTCGCCATCTCTCAGATCGTCTTTTATGTCAAAAAACGACCCGCGACCAAAGGTAGCCTCTTCTATCTCAGAGACACCAGACTCCACGGCTTGCTGTAAAGCAGGAGATACAAGGGTAGACCGCTCAGACTCTCTGGTTTTGTCCTCGTCAGAAAATTGACCCCTGAACAGCCGATTGTATTCATCAAACTTCTTCTCATAGACGTTTGAATAGAAATCGCGCCATGTATTGCACTTGTCCATGACCCAACTGCTAACAGACTGTTCATAGGCAAATGTTTCTTGGTCGATCATATTAGTACCCTGCCACGCTATCTAAAACGTCAAAGGTGTCTGTTTCAAAGTGCGTAGCATACGACACCTTGGCAAGTTGGTCTATATATGCTAAGGAGTCCACCATATCGTCGTGTGTTAGCACATCTGGGAACTGAAATAGCTCATCCATCAACTGATAGTTCCAATCGCCCTTATTTAGGGCAATAAGTCCGTTCTCAAACCTACCCTGTAACGCCCACATAACACGATCTACTTTCTTGCGATTACCATGTGTTAGCTCTACCACATGAAAATATCTGGCATATTTTGCCATCAAGTCACTAAGCGGACTCATAACTGCTTGTTTTGCAATGCCTTTTTCTATTCCTACTGACACGGGCCTGTAATTCTGTACTGCCTGGAAAATCTTTACTGCTGTCTGATCTAGCGTCCACCGACCTACAATCATATCGGCAACCCACCATCCATCCTGATTTACCTTAACGACAGCTATAGAAGTGTTATCTAGGTTTTTAGTTTTGTTTTTCTTACCCATTTCCTCAAAACCCGCAAGGTCAATGGCTATGTAATAGTCACCTTCGGGTTCATTCTCATCAAAATAAACCCAATCCTCTTTGAACATCTAAGAGCCACGGGCCTCAAACGATGCCATAAACTCTTGCCTGAAGGCGTATGAAGACATTGACTTCTTAGCCCGATCTATCTCTTCTTTCTCAATCAGGTTGTTGTCATAGCTTGTGTAGTGCCATGCAGCAAAGTCTGGGTCATCCCCAAGTTCAGCATTACGATATAGCTCATAAAAGTGATTACGGCCCATTGGAGTGCCAATAAACAGGGCAGGAGCAGATCTGTCAGCCAGTGCAGGTCTTAATATGAGTTCCCAGACATCAGGCTTCATGTCTGCATACTCATCCATCACAAGGTAAGAAAGGCTTACACCCCGCATTGTTTCTGGTCTGTCAGCACCTTTCAGAGAAATAATTACGTCATTAAGCAGAGTGATCTGCATATTGTTGACATGAGAGTTCTTGATGACATCTTTGCCGACATCAAGGAGAAGATTCCACATGATGTCTCTGGCTTGCCCCTGAGTAGGAGCTACATAGAATACATGGCCTTTGTCCGACTGTAGAGCATTGACCATTATCAGATAGGCTGCAAGGCGTGATTTGCCTGTCCTGCGACCCGCAGCGACTACCTTGAAGCGCGTAGGATCATTCCAGACGGCTTGCTGCC